TTAATCTTCTTGATGAATCAATGATGATTATAGGAATTGGACTTCAAGTTGGGATGATCCTACAAATTCGAGGGATAAGTTTAAGAATGGTTTATCAGTAAAATCTGGTAGAAAATTTGATAAGATAATCAAAGAAAATTCGGTATGGGGATTTGTCGCTAAAACAGATGGAATACATAAGGGAATTCCTTATAAAAAAGGTGATGTATTTAAAGCTGCTAGTTGGAGAGCTCCAGCAAAACATGTTAGAGGTTCTATCTATGATACTAATACCAATTGGTATCAATGGACAGGTCCAAATTATTTAATATAAAGGAGAGTTAAAATGACTTTAAAAGAAATATTAGTTGAATTAGAAATAATAGAAGGTACATTAGATGATGCTTTCTATTCTTTACCAGAATATAACGCTAATGAAGATAGTAGGTCTTATGTGGATAGTGCTAGAAATGAATTATACGGTTTGAAAGATAATCTTGAAAAAGCTATTTTAGATGGCGCTGATTTAACAGTAAGTTATGAAGTAAAAAATTAAACATTTGGGTTGACTAGGATATTAAGTTATCACTGCTTGTCTTAACGACATCTGGAATCAACCCATAGATTTTTGACAATTTGGAAATAGGAAGCACGAAGACTTGCTATCTTCGTGTGGGATTGACAGAATAAACCTTTTTCTGGAGAAGGGGGTTATTGTTGAGTAAGTTCGTTTATGGTGAACTCCCTAAGGGCAGAACCCGGCTCGAATGTGGGCGATAGGAATCAAGACATTGTGAACTGAAAGATGTGTCATGAAACAGAAAACGACTACTTTTCTGGCTCATTGTAAGAGAGTGGTAGAAATACTGAGGTTCTTACTTTATTACCTAATAATCCGTGAGTGATGGATAAGGTGTGCTAACAGAAGTTGTGTTCACTTCAACGTAGTTAACCACTATAAGAAGTAACCAATCATAACCGATTGGGTTAGTAGCATGAGTATTCAAAATCATTCAAGACCGATGACACTTGTGGTATGTCAGTATCACATCCCACCTAAATTCCAAATACTTAAATAGTGGCTCCAATTCTTAGTCCTCACATATTAACGACTTAAAGATAAGGGGTCACTATTTATTAATAATAACGAAAGGGAACATAATCATGATAAATGATAATAATAAGTTACATTTTTTATTAGGTATTTTAGTGACTTCTTTATCTATAGTTTTATATAAAGAAATTATTTATAAACCACCTGTACTTAAAACCAAAACAGAGACAATAGTCAGGATGGTCGATGAGCCTTTTATAAGAGGTAACTTTGAAATAGAAGCATCAGAAATTAAATCTACTTTAAATGAATCTAAACTCAAACATCTACTTATATATGTAAATGCTTTATGTGATGAGTATGGTGTAGATTATGAAATGGTTAAAGCTGTTATTCAAACTGAATCAAGTTGGAATCACAAAGCAGTATCAAAAAGTGGAGCTATTGGTTTAATGCAAGTGTTACCTGAAACTGCTATAACAGAATTCAATACACCCAAAGATGATTTATTTGATCCGTATGTGAATGTTACGGTTGGTATTAAATATTTATCTAAATTGAATAATNATTTTGATAATTTAGATGCTTTGCTAACTGCATATAGTCACGGTCCAACTGTCACAAAAAAGTATAGTGAAAAATATATAAGGTCTAACTTCTATGTTAAACGAGTATACAACAATATGTAAAAAATGAATATAGGTATTATTGCAGGACATTTAGCTTTTGGGCTAATAGCTTTTTCTTTCTTAGTAAAGGATATATTATGGTTACGAACTGTTTCTATTATAGCAAGTTTGTTTAGTGTTTTTTACAACTACTTTATTCCTATAGAACCAATGTGGATTGCTATTGGGTGGAACTTTGTATTTGTTACAGTTAATCTATATCATATAGCGGTTATCATTTATGAAAAACGACCAGTTCATATGAGTCCTAAACATAAGGAGTTATATGAAACTATGTTTAAAAATATGACACCTGTAGAATTTTTAAAAATTACAAAGATTGCAGATTGGATACATTTTAAATCCGGTGAAGTTATTACTCAACAAGGTCGTCCAGTTCCAGATTTAAATTTAATCTATAATGGAACTGTTGATGTTGCTGTAGATAAAGAAAAAGTAGCAGAATTAAAGGACGGGCAATTTGTCGGTGAGATGTCATTCCTTACAGAGAAACCGGCGACTGCAACTTGTGTTGTAAAACATGATTCGGAAATATTGGTGTGGAAACAAGAACAATTTAAAGAGTTATTAAAAAGAAACCCATCGTTATATTTTACAATTCAATCCTTATTAAGTGCTCAAGTATCGAGCAATTTGGTTAGTAGTAGTAAAAAATAGCTTGACAATTAGAAATTTTATTCGTATATTACATTGGATATTCAAATAGGTTATCGTTCTATAAAAGAATTGAATCTCAATTTAGAGGTTCTAATGGGGGCATAGTTCTTTCTTCCTTTCTTCTGTGTCCCCAACAATTAATTAATAAACAATAAGAGGTTACTAATGAAAAAGAAAATAGACTTATCACAGTTTATGTTAACTGATGATGATAAAAAACAAATGAAATCTATCGATAAAAAAACAATGAAAGATGATCCTAATTATCCAAAAAATAAACGAGTCAATCTTGAGTATTATGCCGAAGAAGACCTTGATGATATCGGAGTAGATGATTATTCTGATTGTGATGGCAGAGAAGAAGTAGAAACTCTTAGTGATGCTGGGATGGATATATATCAATAATGAATAAGTTTGAGCACATTGGTAAGAAAGTAATTGATTGGTGTGTAAATGAATTCGGATTAAGTAAATATCATGAACATGACCCGTGGTTGGATTTTGAAAATGATGATTTAAAAATGATGGGTGAATATAATATTGATGAGAATACAATAACAATATATGTCAATGAAATAAAAAATATTGATGATTTAATTGAAACAATTATCCATGAATATGTTCATTATTTACAAAGACCATCTTGGTATACTAGATATATTAATATGGGATATGAAGATGAAAATAATCCATATGAAATGATAGCAGAAACAATTGCTATTAATAATTGGAAACAATGTAAGAAAGAGGCGTTAAATGAAACAGTTAATTAAAGATGTATTAGATGATATGTCTACGGGACAAATAACTTTATCTTCTAATAGTGCACGTGAACTTATTGCTACTACGGTAGCTGCGACTTTAAAGTCCAATGGTACATATCTTAAAGATAGTGAAGTGGATAAACAAATAGCACGTGAACGAGAAAAATGGGTATGTTCTATTTGTGGTGAAAATACTTTTGATGTAGATTATGATTACATTGGTTCAGATACTAATCATTTGGGTTGTGAATTGAAAGTGGAGATGGGAAGTGAAGCAGATGCGGCAGATTATTATACAGGACCAGATGGTCATTATGAAAGATATGGTGATATACCTCATTCATTAACTGATGATGAAGAAGTATATCATATAATTAAACATTTAGGATATGATACTAAAGATAAAAAACAAACTATAGTTGGTAAAATTTCCAAATCACAATTAAATAGTTTATACCCCTGGCACGAAGAAGAACAATAATAATTAAACATAACAATAATTGATTTTTTTTAACGAAGAAACTACTTATGAATATATGGCAATTACAGAAAATGAGATCGTTAATACAATCACTATCATCTTAGATAGATTAGACAGTCTTGAAAATGAAACTAAAAGAAATAAAGAGTTTATGTCTGTTCTTAGGGACAGATTATTAGAATTAAATGAATGTGTAAATGATATATTAGATATTATTTCAGATGATGATGAAAAATTACTTGCTAATAAAATGAAACAATATTCAAAAATGAAAGCTTTATTTTTAAAAGAATTAGATACACAAATTTTTGAATTTGACGATAATGAAATTCATCAATTAATGAATGAAATTATTGGAGAATCTTAATGGAAGATGATATATTAATATTTTTAGAAGAAATAAAAGATTTATTAATACAAGCAGAAGACGAAAAAGATTTTGAATATGTCTTAAATGTAATTGAAATAGTTCTAGATAAGATAGAAGAAATAGAAAAAGCTTATTAATTGTTACACTTAATAATAACCATTTTACTTGGAGTTATTGCATTATCATTTGGTGTAATGACTTTTTATGCATTAAAACGAATTACTATATATGAAAACATAATACTAAATATAAATAATACTATTGAAACTATAAACCGTCAACTTAAATTGATAGATGATAAGGGACACTTTGAAGCCGATGATGAAGTTGGTTTTTTCTTTGATGAATTAAAACAACTTGGTAATCAATTGGAAGAGTTATTTGAAACAGAAGAGGTTGACAATGAAACGCAAGAGAAAAAAGAAAAGTAAAATATATTTTGGTACTCCAGTACATGATGCCATTGTAGAATATAATCGTTCAGACGATATTCAATTTAGACATAAAATTTATACAGAAGAGATACATCCTGCTTTTATGAAATTAGCAGAGAATATAATTAATACATATAAGTTTTCATATTTTGATTATGGGTTTATAGATTTACAACACGAAGTAGTATCTAATTTAGTAATGAATATGCATAAGTTTGATGAAACCAAAGGTAGTAAAGCATTTAGTTATTTTTCTGTAGTTGCTAAAAATTATTTAATTCTTAATAATAATGCTAATTACAAAAAATTAAAAACTCACGATGATATAAATTCTTTGTATGATAAAGGAAAGACTGATGATGTAATAGAATATTCTGTGACAAATGATATATTTAATAAGACTTTAGAATATTTTGACAAGAAATTAGAATTTTTATTTCCAAAAGAAAATGATAGAAAAATTGCTGAATCAATATTGTATTTATGTAAGAATAGAGATTCTATTGATAACTTTAATAAAAAAGCAATTTATATTATGATACGTGAAATGACTGATGTTAAAACATCTAAAATAACTCAAGTATCTAATGTATTTCGTAAAATATATCCCAAGATTCATGAAGAAGTATTATCGCGTGGCCACCTTAATAACTTAAACGAAACAGGTTCTATATAACTTTCCACACATTCTATATTTATTATTAGAATGTTATGGAAAAAGATTTTAACATATTCGGTGATAAAAAATTCTCGGATTTATCTCAAGAGATATACGAGAATTCTAAATTAAAAAAGACTCAGATTGATCTTTTAATCCAAGAGGTACATGGTTACATTCAGGGAATAGAAGATATCGCTATTGTAGGTCCAGTTCTAAAAGAACTATTTGATGTTGCAGTAAAGAATGATGATAATCTTTTAAAATTAGCAACTGTTATTCAGCGTATAATGAATAAACAATTTGATTTAACTGAAGATACATCATTATTATCTGATGATGAAAAACAAGAACTGATGGATTCTTTAGAAGAAGCAGCAGCTTCACTTCAAGATAAATCGGATGGAATGCAAATGGATAAGATTAGAAAAAGGATAGAGAGTTAATGTCGAATAAATATAGACATCCAATATCATCTGTTATAAATAGATTTGGTCAAACAGTAGATTCAACTATTAATCCTGATTTTGAATTTAAGCTGGGTCACGTAGAAAGAGTTTTTTCATCAGCTGTTGATGTTTCAAATTATATTGGTAATTTAGATTTAAAACCGCCAGATTCAAGTCAATTAATTTTACTTTCTCCTACACGTGGTTTGTTACCATCTATAAAAAAATCAATATTAGCTCAGCCATTGTTGAGAGGAATAAATGATTCTATAACAAGAGGTGATGCTGTAATTTATACAAATATTGAAGGTAAGATTTTTTACTTGGGCCCAATAAATGTATCTAATAATCCCAATTATACTCCAGATCATACCTTTAGAAAAGCAATAAAGGCGAGTGATGACTCTCGTGGTTATGGTAAATTATTTCCAAAAAAGATTGTATCTAAATTAGAAAAATATCAATCACCATTGGATTTTCCACAGGAAGGTCTTCCTGGCGTAGAAAGATCAGTAGATAGAAATTCAGAACCCGACCTTGTATCAAAATTTACTGATTTAGTATTAGAAGGTAGACATTCAAATTCCATACGAATAGGATCTAAAGGGATTTATCCATTGATAACCATATCAAATAATAGAAATGGATTTGTTGAAAACAGAAATGATGGGTCTAACATATCTATGTTTTCTGATGGTTCTATTAAAGAACATTTCCCTACTGGACCATTTGAAAACTCTGAAGATTATTTATTATCATCTGATAGTAAAATTATAAATGAGATGGAAAGTGAAACTGGTTATAAAGGATTCAAAATAGGATATGGTAATGATAATATAGATAAGGAAAATGAATTTGATTATAATTATGGTTTATCAACTGTACCTGAAATTAAAAAAGATCAAATGATAATTTTTTCTGATAAGATAACCTTTGATGCAAAAGAAAATGATATAACCGTTTCAGCATTTCGTAACATAAACTTTGGTGCTGGAAAAAACTTTACATTAACAAATAAAGGATTCACAGTATTAGAGTCAAAGAATATTTATATAGGTAAGAGTGCTAAACAACGGACTCAACCTATGGTATTAGGTGATAAATTAGGAGAATTTTTAGCAGTAATTACAAGTATTTTACAAGATGCACATGCTCTTGTTCAAGGTGTACCAATACCACTGGTGGATGCTAAGGGTATATCATTGACTACAAGGATAAATGAAGTAATGAAAGAATTAAGCAATGAATATAAACCACAATATGATACAGAAAAAGGTGTACCATTATCTGATAGATCAATTGGTGGTCCAAGATTTTATAGTCGTCATCATTTTATAGAACCAAATCCAGGTGAACCTGGGGGTCGGCTAAAAGCAAAACAACAGGGGTAAAATAATGAAGTTATCAGCATTTAAAAAGTTAATTAGAGAAGTAGTAAGAGAAGAGTTAGATTATAGTTTTTCTCGACTTCGTAAAGAGTTAAATGAAATAGTAGTTAAGAGTAATTCTAGTAATATGAATAAAGCTAGTACACATACGAGACAAGATAGAAGTCTTAAAAACGTGATAAAAAAACCTGTCAGTTCCGATACTAACGTTACCAGTGTTACACAAAAAGTTTCCGTACCTAAAACACACAATAAAATGCTACATGAGTTACTTAAAGAAACTGCACAATCTGATGATTGGAAATCTGTTGATGGTAAAGGTGAAGCTGAAGTTCAATCCGTGCAAGATAATACAGAACAATTACCAGAACATTTGGCAAATGCATTTACGAAAAATTATTCTGAAGTAATGAAAAAAGTAGACGAAAAGGCGAAGTTTAAAAATGGGGCTTAAATCGGATTTATATGATGTCTTAGTTGAAAACTTAGGTGAAGAGTATGTAAACAATTCATCGGAAGGTCAAAAGAAAGTTGATAAGCTTGCTAGTGGTTTAGCTAAAGCGATTACAGAATATATGAAAAGACAAGATTGGGTGATTGTGGAAATGAATGCACCAGTGATGACCGGTGCTGGTCCAGGTATGGCGAGTTTAAGTAGAACAGGAAAGGGTATGACGGGAATGCCGTTAGAGCCAATAAATACATATACAACTAAAGTTAAAGTAGGTTCAATTCATGCATCCGAGACAACTGATTTTCCGGCTGGAATATAATAGGTAAGAGATGCCAATACTAGATAGAAGAACAAATCAATTTGTTGAAGATAAAGACACTAGAGTAAGTGTTGGGATTGATTTTCCATTTGGTCGTGTACCAGATGGTGATGGATATTTTAAAACAAGTAAGACTACTGTTGATGCAATTAAAAATAATATAAAGCTTTTATTAAAGACTGAAAGAAGTGAAAGATTGTTTCAACCATTTCTGGGGATGAATTTAAAACGATTTGTATTTGAACAAATTACAGAAGATGTTAGGATTCAAATTGAAAATGATATTGTGGATACATTTGAAACTTGGCTTCCATTTGTTGAGTTGAGAGATATAGAAATAAGTTCTGATTCAATCACAGAAGATAGGAATAAAATTAACATTAACATAGTATTTAATATTAAGAAAGCACCTAATTCTTTAGAAACAGTTGGGGTTGTGTTGGAGTAAAAAAATGCCATATTCAGAAAAACAAAAATATAAACCATCGAATATCAACTACACAAGTAAAGATTTTTCTACGATTAAGTCAGACTTGATTGAATATACTAAGGCTTATTTTCCAGATACTTATAAAGATTTTAATGAAACATCTCCTGGTATGATGTTGATTGAATTGGCAAGTTATGTTGGTGATGTTTTGTCTTATTATATAGATTACAATTATAAAGAAAATGTTTTAGCTACTGCTACAGAGAAGAGAAATGTTAGACGGCTTGCAGAGTTTATGGGATATAAAACCACACCATCAACTCCATCTTTAGTTAAATTGAAGGTCACTACTAATATTAATGCTGATAGTAATTATGAGCCAGATTATGGTAGTTTACCTATTAATTTACAATCACCAATTGATGTTGGATTACAAGTTAAATCAAATGTTAATACTGAATTAATATTTGAGACGTTGGGTGAGGTGGATTTTACAATTTCCGGCTCACCGGATGTACCTGCAGTTGGCGCACCGACTTCTTTTAATGCAAATGGCGAAGCTATTGGTTATACTTTAACGAGATATGTCCAAGCAGTTTCCGGTGAAACAAAAACAAAATCTTTTACTATATCAAGTCCAACGAAATTTTTAGAATTGGACTTGGGTGTAACCAATGTGGTTGAAATATTAAATGTAAAAGATAGTTCAGATAACAAATGGTATGAAGTAGATTATTTGACACAGGATAGAATACTTAAAGAAACTCATTATTCAAATGATGGAAGAGGCCGTGCTGATAATCAAGATCCAGTAGGCGGTCTTTCTGCTTCTATTGATATACCATATACTATAGAGTATATTAAAACTAATAAGAAATTTGTTAAGAAAGTCGATCCGGATACTAATAATACAAAGTTACAATTTGGAAATGGTTTGTATAGATTAAATATATCAGGTTCTTCTGGTGCTAGTATTTTTTCTATGGTCGAACAACAAGGTATAAATTTATCTGGTGTACCGAGTTCAGTAATAAATGCTAGTATTAATAATTTAACTACAAACAATTCATTAAATTTAGGAGAGACTCCTGCAAACACTATAATGACTGTGACTTATAGAGTTGGTGGTGGACCAAATGCTAATGCACAAGCTGGCGAAATAACGGATGTGCAGAATGCACCTGCGGGTGTGACTATAACTGTAACTAATCCAGAACCAGCAAGTGGTGGAACTGATGGGCAAACTGTTGATGAGATTAGGGAAAATGCAAAAACACATTTTGCTTCTCAATTAAGATGTGTTACTCGTGAAGATTATCAAGCAAGAATTCTTAATTTACCAGCTAAGTTTGGTAATATTGCCAAGTGTTATGTTCATAGATTGAATGATATAAGTGGGTTAAAAATATACACTTTATCTTATAATCAAAATAGACAATTAGTACAAACTCCTTTGTTAATATTGAATAATTTAAGATATTATTTAGAACAATTTAGAATGATAAATGATGCTTTGGATTTTGGATTTGAATTGAATGATATTACATTTTCTGGTTATCATATAAATTTTGGAGTTAATTTTGAAGTTAATTATGATAGACGATTTAATTCGGCAGATGTTAAATTGGAAACTATTGATGTGATAAAAGATTTTTTTAAAGTTGGAAAGATGCAATTTAAACAGGCAATTAATTTAAGTGATTTAAGATATAATATTTTAAGTCTTGATGGAATCATTGGAATTAAAACATTAAAATTATTTCAAAATTCTTCTGGGATATTAGATTATCCATCCGGTGGTACTGTTAGAACTTTATCTTATTATCAAGGAGATGGAACGCTTGTTTCAAACGGAGAATCAGGATATGGTTTTGCTTATGAGATGGGTAATGCAACCGTAGATGATGTAGTTAGACCATCAGCAACACCTGCTGTATTTGAACTTAGAAATCCAGATAAGGATATTTACGGGAGGGTAATCTAATGCATAGATTTTTCTTCGCAACCAAAGATGCTTTTATCAGTAGTGGTTCAAATCAAATTACTGGTGAAGATTGGTTAGATAAGAATACTGGACAGGATGAAGTACTTGAGTTAAAGAAAGTATTTTGGAATAGAGATTTTCATTATCCAACTCGTTTATTGATTAAATTTGATGCTGACGAAATAGAAAATTTTATAAGTTCATCTAATGTATACACTAAAGACCCATCTTATAAAACCAATTTAAGACTTTGGGAAACTAAAGGAACAAGTGGATTAAGTGAAACTTATAAAATTGCCGCTTATCCAGTTAGTGAGTCGTGGGATGAGGGTGTTGGTAAAGAGTCGGATAATCCAAAAACTACAGACGGGGTTAGTTGGAAAAATAGACAATATCCAGCAGGTGGTGCCGAAGTGGCGTGGGCAACTGTTGGTGGAAGTTATATAGCATCGGATGAAGTAACACAATCTTTTTCAGCCGAATCGCCAGATATTAATATGGATATAACTTCTATTGCAAAGAAATGGTTTGGTGGTACAAATAATAATTATGGATTACTATTAAGATTATCTGGTAGTAGAGAGACATCAACTGGTAGTTTCGAAGATTTAAAATTCTTTTCAAGACAAACCAATACAATATATTCACCAAAAATTGAATTAAAATGGGACGACCATCTACCAGCAACAGGTTCAAATACAGGTAGTTTAACTGCATTAGATTTATCTGGTACGGTAGAGAATTATGTTTATCCAATACATTTCAGAGAAGCGTATAAAGAAACGGAACAAGTTAAATTTAGATTTGGGGCTAGAAAAAGATATATCAATAAGAGTTTTACAACATCAGTACAGACTGTAAGTGGAAGTTATTTTGCAGAAGGTTCTGCATCTTATTCAATTATTGATATGGCAACTAATGAATCAGTTGTTCCGTTTAGTGCTTATACTTCTATGAGTTGTGATTCTACATCTCCGTACTTTGTACAAGATTTAAATGGTTTTGAACCAAATCGTGCTTATAAAATATTAATACAAGTAAATCACAATGATGATCAAAGGATAATATACGACGACGATTTTGAATTTATATTGAGGGTATAATTATGCCATATCATGATAAAGGTAGCAAAACCAAAGGTGATAAGGATACTGATGCTAATGCTCAATTTGGTTCTACACCACCATTATTTACTGAAGAAGGACATCAACAGGAACAACCATTAAATCCAATAGTACAAGTTAATTTGAATGCTTTACCTGGAGAAATGATGTTTCAAATCACAGGTAAAGAATATGTAGGTAAATTTCATATTCATCAAGATGGAACTATTATGGCCGGTTCAGGTGATTTGGGGGAGGATCATGAAATAGTACCGGAAAAAGTAATTGTTCGACAACTACCTGAAATCCTAAAAGAAGACGATATGACAGTTGATTATTATGGATTGGGTGAAGGATTAGCAGAATTTCCAGCACTTACAACTGCTCCGTCAAATGAGTTTGCGGAATTTATAGTTACAAAACCATATACTTGGTTAGTTGAAAGAGTTCCAAATATAACTAATTTTTTGACTGTTTTTTCTAATTTAATAAATAACTATAATGGAGCTATAGGTGGTGGATATCTTCGGAGAGTGGTCCAATCGGGTGATGCTCTTCAATTTCAAAATGCTGATATTGATTTTTGGTTTCCAACAGCAGATAAATTATTTGGTGCAGTTAATTTTATTAATCAGGGTCATCTCGTAGAGTTTTATCAACCAGAATTACAAGAAATACAACAAGATAAATTTTTATATAGTTGGAATTTAGTACCTAAAACAAGTGAGATTCCAAATGTAAAATTACAAATAATTAGTAGATTGGTGGGTAGTATAGAAAATATATTATCCCAGTTTGATATTACAAATGCAAAAATAGCAACAAATTTAAATCAAGTTGCTATAGATAGTAGATGGGAAGGGTTTGAATCAAATAAGTTTGTGAATATAGATATATTGAAACCACCGGTATTTTGGAGATTATTAAAATATTTACATAGTGAAGGAGAACCATTCAAACTTAATGGTCCAAGTGCTTTGATATTTTTGACTTGGGTTGCACCAAGAGTTTCGTATTCACCTTATATGCAACAACTATACGATGTACTTTTGAATGCAAGTGAAATGAATTATGAAACCATTTCTTTTATTGAACCTTATTTAAATGAATTGAATTTACCAACAGGTGATTTACCTCCAGTTAATTTACCATTAAATGTGAGTTTGTCATAATGGCTTTTTATCGTACACATAATAGCGAAACTCATGTTTCTGAATCAATTTTTGATGTTAATTTAGAAATTCAAAATGATGGTTATCCAACTCCTATTAATTTTGCTAGTTCTATTGACCCAAGTGATTACGATAATTTTAATATTACAATTGACCAACTTGAAGGTGAAATTAATGTTCCATATCAATATGTTGACCAGAATGTTAATAATGTAGTGACAAGAAAAATAATTGTTCCTGATAGTATATTGGGTGGGTTTGGTCAATGGAGGATCAATTATACTTACATTCAGTATCCGGATCAACAATGGGTCACTGGAACTGCATATCAAGGAACTTTTATTGCTGGAAGTATTGATACGGAAAGAATAACTGTTCCAAAAATAGTATATGACCCAGATGTATCAGTAGGTGTTACCACTTTTACTTTTGATAAAAATACAAT